GCACCACCAAGTGGGGGTTCGGTTACTGGGACGGACCGGACGGCGGCAACACCGGATACCACCCCTTCTCCGGCGCAACGGGAAACTGGACTGACTACGGCACCAACCTGATCGCCGACGATAAAACTGAGGTGGCAATCGACTTCTACCTCGACTATGCCAACAACAAGGTCACGGTGTTCCTGCCCAACGGTCAGGCGCAGACGTTCACCGATACCGACTGGGACTTCTTGCTGGAGACGGCGCTGATTCATCGGGCGTTCGCGCTGGGCGACTTGAAGCAGGCGGCCGAGTTGCGGTTGCGTGTCGCCAAGTTCGGCGCGACGCTCGAGGACCGGCAGAAGCTCAAGCTCTCCATCGACCCCGACGAGGTCGCCGGCGCGACGACGCAGCCGACGGCCAACGTGAGCGCCGAACGGAAGCGGCGCATCCTGCGCGCCGTGGGCGATGGCTCGTAGCCCGAAGGTCATCAGCCTCGGGGCGCTGGCTATCGCGTGGATTGAGCACTTCCTCGTGCACGGCCCCGGCGACATCGAGGGCCAGTCCATCGAGGTCGACGACGAGTTCGCCGCCTTCATCGTCAAGTGCTACCGGCTCAACCCGAACGGCTCGCGCATGGTTCGCCGTGGCGCGATAAGCCGCCCGAAAGGTCGCGCCAAGTCCGAGCTCGCGGCCTTCATCGCCTGCTTCGAGGCGCTCGGCCCGTGCCGGTTCGCGGGCTTCGCCAAGGGTGGCGAGCGCACCGAGTGGGGCTACGTCTACGGCCGCGGCGAGCCGATGGGCGAGCCGGTCAAGCGCCCGAGCATCTCCTGCTTCGCCACCGAGCTCGGCCAGTCCGGCAACACCTTCGACGCCATCCGCTACATCCTCGACCCCGAGCGTGGCCGCGACGAGGACGAGCCCGCGCCGCAGCGCGACCGGCTCATCGCCTACTACGGCACCATCGACGTCGGCCTCACCCGCATCATCCTTCCCGGCGGCGGCACCATCACGCCGGAGACCGCGAAGGACACCTCGAAGGACGGCGGCAAGGAGACCTTCTGCGTCTTCGACGAGACGCACCTGTGGGTCCTGTCCACCCTCGTCGGCCTGCACCAGACCGTCATCCGCAACCTGTTCAAGCTCAAGATCGCCTCCGGCTGGTGCCTGGAGACCACCACGATGTACGCCCCCGGCGAGAACAGCGTGGCCGAGGGGACGCACGCCTACGCCAAGCTCATCGCCGAGGGCCGCGTGTCGCGGTTGCGGCTGGTCTTCGATCACAAGCAGGCGTCGGCCAAGTGGGACGTGACCAAGCGTGCCGACCGCGTCGGCGGGCTGCACGAGGTCTACGGCCCCGCGTCGGCGTGGATGGACCTGGAGTCCATCGCGGACTCCTACGACGACCCGCAGACGAGCAAGGCGCAGTGGGAGCGGTACTGGTTCAACCGGCCGGTCTCGATTCAAGGCTCCTTCATCTCGGACGTCGCCTATACCGAGTGCCACGTCCCGCGCTCCATCCCGCTCGGCTCCGATGTCGTGCTCGCCTTCGACGGCTCGCGCACCAACGACTCGACCGCCATTGTGATCGTGCAGATGGGCGAGTTCCCGCACACGATGGTCGGCGGCCTGTGGGAGAAGCTCCCCGGCGACGATGCGTGGCGGGTGCCGATCCTCGAGGTCGAGGACCGCATCCGCGAACTGTGCCGCGAGTACCGCGTGCTCGAGATCGCGGCCGACCCATCGTGGTGGGCGCGCTCGCTCGAACTGCTCGCCGAGGACGGCCTGCCCGTGGTCGAGTTCCCGCAGTCCAGCGCGCGCATGACGCCGGCGACGAACCGCCTGCGCACGATGATCAACACCCGAGCCGTGACCCATGACGGCGACCCGCGCCTCGCGCGCCATGTGTCCAATGCGGTCCTCTACGAGACCTCGCGCGGCACGCACCTGCGCAAGCAGTCCGAGACCTCGCCTCTCAAGATCGACCTGGCCGTCTGCTGGGTCATGGCGCTCGACCGCGCGGTCAACCACATCGCGGAGCCTGCCGCGCCGGTCCCGTTCTATCTGTCCTAGGAGCCACATGCGCGCGACGCTGATTCAGATGGCTGGCGCTGCCCTCATCGCCATCGGTGTCGGCGCGATTGTCGGCTACGCCCTCGGTGTCCAGTTCGGGGCGTCCGTGTCGGTTGCCCTCGCGGGCGTGGCGACTCTCGTGTTCGGCCTGTCTGAGGAGGACTAAGTGGGCCTCCGCAAACTGAGCCGCGGCGAGGAGCGCGCGGTGCAGGTCTCCGACGTGTGGGGACCTGAGTACACCTTCGCCTCGCGGTCGTTCTCGGGCGTGAACGTGACGCAGGAGAACGCGCTGCGCTGCAACGCGATCTTCGCCGCCGTGCATCTGATCTCCGACGCGATCTCCATGCTGCCGGTGGGCCAGTTCGTCCGGCGCAGCGGAGCGCGCGAGCCGCTGTACCCGCGCGTGGTCTGGCTCACGGAGCCGGACGCCGACGGGTCGACGTGGCAGTCGTTCATGAAGTCGTGGGTCGTATCGAAGCTCATTGCACAAGCGGCGTGCGTGCGCATCCTGCGCTCGGACACCGACTCCGTCATCGGCTTCGCGCTGCTCGACCCGCGGCGCGTGCAGCGCCGCCAGGACGCCAAGGGCCGCATCTACTACACCGTGGACAACGTCCACCCCGTCGCCAAGCGGGACATGATCTACGACGCCGAGCTGATCCCGGCAGGGCAGTTGACGGGCGTGTCGCGGGTGGACCTGCTGCGCGAGACCTTCGGCCTGTCTCAGGCGCTGGAGAACTTCGCGGCCACGTTCTTCGGCAACGGCGCGCACACGAACGGCGTCATCTCCGTGCCCGATGGCGTCGACATGCCGCAGGCCAAGGAGATCAAGGACGCCTGGGACGCCTCGCACAAGGGCATCGCCAAGGCCAACGGCACCGGGCTGCTCGGTGGTGGCGCGACGTGGCAGAAGACCTCGGTGGACCCCGACGAGGCCCAGATGATCGAGTCGCGCGAGTTCGCCATCGGCGACATCGCGCGGGCGTTCCGCATCCCACCGACGATGCTCGGCAGCACGAAGGCCGGCACGCAGGGCTACGCCTCGCGCGAGCAGGACTCGCTCCAGTTCGTCACCTACACGCTCATGCCGTACATCACGGCCATCGAGGACCACCTGTCCCCGCTGCTGCCGGTGACGGGCGCGTTCGTGAAGTTCAATGTCGACGGACTGCTGCGCGCGTCGCTGACGGATCGCTACGCGGCACACGCCTCGGGCGTCGATGCGGGCTGGCTCGCCATCAACGAGGCGCGGGCGCGCGAGGACCTGCCGCCCGTTGCAGGCGGCGACGAGGTGCGCCTGCCGCTGGAGAACGTCCCCATGTCGGCGAACGCGTTCACCGCTCAGAAGATGCTCGTGGAGATGGCGCAGTCGCTCTACGAGGCGGGCTGGGAGCCCGCCGCCATTCTCGACTACCTGGGCCTGCCGCCCATCGCTCACACCGGATTGCCGTCGGTGCAGACCCAGCAGCCGCAAGACCCGAAGGAGACCCCATGACCGTCATCGAATACCGCGAGGTCGCGGACGTCGAGGAGTTCGAGACCCGCGCGAGCGTGACTGACGACGGGGCGAAGGTCCTCTCGGGGTACGCCTTCCGCTACAACTCGTGGTCGCTCGACCTCGGAGGCTTCAAGGAGCGACTCGCGCCGTCCTCGGCCGACAAGACGCTGCGCGCCCGCAACGACATCAAGGCGCTCGCCAACCACGACTCCTCGAAGGTGCTCGGGTCGACGAAGGCCCGCACGCTGGAGATCGAGTCGGACTCGGCCGGTGCGCGCGACGTCATCACCCTGCCGGACACGACCTACGCGCACGACCTGTGGACGGTCGTGGACCGCCGCGACGTGCGCGGCCAGTCCTTCGGCATGTCCGTCGTCGCCGACGAGTGGAACGCCGACTACACCGAGCGCGTCGTGAACGAGTTCCGGCTCCACGAGGTCTCCGTGGTCACCTTCCCCGCGTACCCCTCGACGTCGGTCTCGGCTCGCTCGCTGGCGATGTTCGAGGCCCGCTCGGGCCGGTCCCGCGACGATCTCGCGGCAGCCATCGACGCGCTGCGCTCCGGCGAGATGACCGACGAGTACGCCGACCTGCTGACCGAGGCCATCCAGCGGTCGCGCGGCGTCAGCGACGAGGACGCCGCCGCGGTGCTCGAGCAGGTCGACGAGCTGCGCGACGCCGAGCCCGCGGACGTCCCCGACGAGCTGTTCGTGCGCCGCGCCCGCCTCATCCTGCGCGAGCGCGCCATCGGGCTGCTGTAGCCCTTCACATTCTCCGGCCTTGAGGAGCCTCGGGCCGGCTTGCGTTCAGCGGAGCCGCGACGCGCCTATCACCCCTGCGCATCACTCCGACAGAAAGAGACAAGCCATGTCCTACCTGGACACTCTCAACGAGGCTCAGCTCAAGAACACCCACGCGGTGCGGGCGATCCTCGACACGATGGAGGCCGAGGGGCGCACCGCTCCCACGGTCGAGGAGCGCACCGCGCTCGACGCGCTGGACGCCGAGTTCTCCGAGCGTGGCGACAACATCGCCCGCCGGCTCGAGGCCGAGAAGCGCGAGCAGATGCTCGACGAGGCGCGGGGCAAGGCCCCCGAGTCGCGCGAGAAGCGTGACGGCGCTCCGGTCGAGAAGGTCGCCGACATCCTCCGCAAGATGGGCAGCGGCGAGATCCGCGAGCACAACTTCGAGTTCCGCACCAACACGCAGGGCACCACGACCGACGGCGGCTTCACCGTGCCCGAGGGCTTCGGCGGCCGCGTCATCGAGAAGATGCGCACGGTCGGCCCCTGCCTCGACCCGAGCATCGTCGACCTGACGCTGACCAACGACACCCGCCCGATCCCGTACCCGATCGAGAACGCGGGCGTCGGTGGCACGGCCACCGCAGAGGCGGCGGCCTACGGCGTGCAGACGCCGACGTTCACGCAGAAGACCCTCGGCGCATGGAAGCAGACGGCCTACATCGCCGCTTCCGTCGAGCTGCTCATGAGCGACGACGTCACCATCGAGAACTACTTCGAGCGCAAGCTCTCGGTCGGTCTCGGAACGGCCTGCAACTCGGCTCTCACCCTCGGCACGGGCACCGTCCAGCCCGAGGGCCTGATCGCCGGCGGGTCCGGCGTGACCGGCGGCACCGGCGTCTCCGGCGCTCCCACCTACGAGAACCTCGTGGACCTGGAGTGCTCGGTCGACAGCCTCTACGCCAACAGCCCCAAGGCGGGCTACCAGATGCGGCGCACCACGCTCGGTGTCGTCCGCAAGATCAAGGACACGGCCGGAAGCTACATCTTCGTGCCGTCGCCCCTCGTCGGCCAGCCGGCGACCATCAACGGGTACCCGATCTTCGAGAACCCGAACGTCGTCGCCGCCGCGACGAACGCCAAGTCGATCTGGTTCGGCGACTGGTCCTACTTCCTGGTGCGCCAGGCGGGCGGGGTCACCATCGACCGGAACGACACCATCGGCTGGGACTCGGACCTCGTCTACTTCAAGGCGCGGACCTGGGTCGACTCCTTCGTCGGTCAGACGGAGGCCATCAAGTCCTTCGCCGGCGGGACGGCCTAGCACCACGCGGCCACGAGTGGCCGACGGTTTGCGCCGTCGGCCGCTCGTGCGCCATGCCGCATAGCGGCTCCCTGTTGTCGGGGTGGAGGAGCGCAGGGCCTCCACCCCGACTCACCCTGCACCCCTGCGCCAATCCCTGCAAAGGACACCCCTGCGATGAATCGAGCCGAGCGCCGCCGTGCCCAGCGTGCGGGACTGACGACCAACCCCGCCGCGATCTCGTGGTTCTCCAACGCGATGTGGGCCGAGACCGGCTACGGGACCCAGACGCGGCAGGTGGTCAACCACCTCGCCGCTGACGGGCACCAAGTGGCGGTCACTGCCAACTACGGCCTCCAGGCGATGAAGACCGTTTTTGAGGGCATCCCGCACTACCCGATGGGCGTGGATGGCTACTCCAACGACATCGTCGAGCCGTCCTTCAAGGACTGGACCGCGCAGCACCCCGACCTCCCGCCGCTGCTCCTCGCCCTGTTCGATGCGTGGCCGCTCAAGGGTCCGGCGTGGGATCGGATGCCCGTGGGCATCTGGACGATGGTGGACCACTTCCCGCTCCCGCCGGCGGTGCGCGCATTCCTCGCCAAGCCGAACGTGACCCCACTCGCCGCGTCGAAGTTCGCGCAGCAGGAGATTCGCCGCGCGGGCATCGACTCCCTCTATGTCCCGATGGCCGTCGATACGAACCTGTACTGCGCCACCGAGTCGTGGAACAACGGCGACCGCAAGGTGACGGGCCGCGAGCTCATGGGCTTCGGCGAGCACGGCGAGGACTACTTCGTTGTGTCATGCATCAATGCGAACAAGTCCAGCGGCAACGTCCACCGCAAGGCGTGGGACGAGAACCTTCGGGCGTTCAGCATCTTCGCCGAGCGCCACGATGACGCGCGGCTCTACGTCCACACCGAGCGCCACGGCAAGTACGGCGGCGTCAACCTCGACGCCCTCATCAACGTCATCGGCCTTGAGCCTCACCAGTTCCGCATCGTCAACCAGTGGGCCTCGCATACGGGCATCCCGAACGAGGCGATGGCGGCGATCTACACCGCGACCGACGTCCTGCTCGCGCCCACCTACGGCGAGGGCTTCGGCCTGACCGTCGCCGAGGCGGGCTCGTGCGGCACGCCCGCCATCGTGAACGACTTCACCTGTCAGCCGGAGCTTGTCTCCGAGGATTCCTGGCTGACGACCGGGCAGCTCTGGTACGACAACGCGCAGTCCGCGTACTGGTCCATCCCCAACGTCGCCTCCATCGTGGACGCGCTCGAGGCGGCCTACGCCCGTGGGCGTGGCCGGTCGCAGGCGCAGCGCGACCACGTCATCGCCAACTTCGACGCCGACACGGTCTACGCCGAGCACTGGCGGCCCGCACTCGACGCGATGATCGCCGAGAAGCATGGGGCCGTCGAGCCGCTGCCGACCGCGTGGGTCCGCAACTACACCGTCGACCCGACGCTCGGCATCTACGTCCCCGCCTACAAGCGGGACACCCTCGGCCGCCTGCTGGCCTCGCTTGCACCGCAGCTCACCGACCGCGTCGAGGTCATCATCTCCGACGACGATCCCGAGGGCTCGGGCTTCGAGCACGTCCGCAAGCACCTCTCGGACACCGAGGCGCGGGTGGAGTACGGGCGGCGGCGCATGAACCTCGGCCCCGACGCGAACCTGCTGCG